TTAATTCATTTGATTTTTCTATACTCGTTTGTGGTATAATTTCTCCTACTTTAAACCCTTGATTTTTTTTAAATATTTCTGATAATTGTGTAAATCCAACACCTATTTCTTTAGGTTTTAAAACTTCTGCAACATTATCCAATTCATCTTTTAAGTCTTTAGCACCTTTTTTTGTATCTTCTAAGTCTTTTTTGACTTTATTCATTAAAGTATCCATTTTTCTTTTAAAGTCATCTTTGACCCAATCACCAAAAGGATTTTTTATAGTATTAATAATATTATTTAATACTGGTAATATATAACTACCAAGTGTTGTTCCTGTATTTTGTAAATCTTTTAAAGATTTATCAAATTTATGAGAGGCTGATTCTGCTGTAGTTGTAAAAGCGGTATCTAGATCACCTAATGTGGTTTCTAATGTTTTAAAGATTCTATTATTAACATCAGCACTTGCACCAGTTAAATCTAAAACTGCTTTTAATGCTCTAATATTAGGAAAAACTCTACTTGCTGCATCTGCATTTTTATCAAATTCTATTTTTAAAGTTTTTAATACCGATAATAAACCTTCTTCTTTTATTTGTTGTTTTAATCCCGCACTAGATAAACCCATTTCATCTAAGGCTTTTTCTGCATCCATAGTAGGTTTTAATAAGCCAGCTAAAACTGCGGTTAATTGTGTAGCACCTACAGAAGCATTTGTTCCAGTTCTTGACATAGCTGCTAAAGCAGCACCAACTTCATCAAAACTTACACCCATATTTGAAGCGACTGGTAGAACTTGTCCCATAGAACTAGCAAGTTCTGATGCTTCAAGTTTACCTTCTCTAACAGATGCAACTAAAACATTTGTTGCTTCCATTGCAGATAAATTAGAAGAACCATAAGCATTAATTGCAGACGTTGTTAAATCTGCTATAGATTTTGTTTCACCAAGTCCTACTGCACTAGCTTTTAAAGATGCTTCTAAAACATCCATTGCTTCTGCTCCACGAAGTCCTGCGGATGTTATAAAGAATAAAGCATCGGCTGCTTCAGTAGCACTTCTTCCAGTATCCTTCGACATCTTCATAGCTGTCTTTCCCATTGCATCAACCTCATCACTAGCGATACCCACCAACGATTTGATTTTTGTCATTGATCTATCAAAACTTAAAGCTGATTTTATGGCAGCACCAGCCATTGCTACTCCACCACCAGCAAAAGCCAATTTCATAGTTGATGCTAATCCTTTTAGACGTGATTGAAAACCGTTAACACTTTTTTCTGATTGTTTAACTGCATTTTTAAAACCACGTGAATCACCAGTTATCCGAAATTCTAATTTTTCTGTATTTAAAGGCATAAGATTAATTTATCAACAAATATAATAATATTAAAGTTTTCGTTTATTTCCTTTTTTTTCTATTGTATCCCAATTTTCTAATAATGAATCTACTTCATCTTTAGATAATATTTTTCCTTTCTTTTTTTTGCTTTTAATATCTTGAGGTAATTTAAAAAGTTTTTGCGGTTGAATCCTTTGCGATGACTTAGATACGTTTACATTTACAAGCATCGCTGAAATGTATCGCAAGCGTTCCCATTCTAAATTATGATTGATTTGATATGATTCTGATAAACGTATATTTTCATTAAATGTATTACGCCAAAAAACTTCAGGGTCTATTCCACATTGACCAATATAAAAGTCTAGTAAATCTTCCCAAAGATCAGTCTCTACTTTTTTTTTTCGTCTTTATTTACTCGTGATATTCCCATATTCAAATCATTGCCTAAAATTCGTGATTGAGATAATACATTCATAACTTCTGAAAGTTGCTTAGAATCAAAGTTTTCAAGCCAAGAACCAACATCATAAATAGTATAGTCTATAGCTTTTTTTTCTTCTTGATCATAAGCAATAAGTCCTGAATAAATTAAAGTACGAATAGTAGAAATACTAAAGTTTGAAGATGTAAAATAAGTTTCTAAGTCATTTAATCCGATTCCTAAAGTATCGGTAAAATGACACCAAAAATTCATAGAAAAATGGAGGGATCTTTTTTTCCCTCCAATTTCTACTTCAATGTAACCTCTTTTTTTGTTCATTAATTAAAATTACAACTTTTAATTGTAATTTAAAAATTTATGAATTTTGTGCAATAGTTACAGTACCACTAGAAACAAAAGTTCCTGAGTATGTTACTGGTTGCTCACTATCAGCAGAGTAATCTATAGATGTAAGAAATCCTGCACAACTATAAACTGAATCACCAGTTACGGCAGTTCCAAATTTACAATGTATTTGAGTTCTTCCATTAATATATCCGAGTAGCGTGTCCACGTCAACCGTGTCATCGTAAGCAACAAAACCATCAAAACTAAAATCAAGAGATCTAACACCAGCAATTACTTCTCTATAACCACCTGAGTCTTTTGACGTCGCGTCAGGCGTGTCTAAAGCAAAAGAAATTGAAGATGATGATGCGTGTCCAATTGTTGTGTAAGATGTACCATCAGTAGATACACTTAAAACTACAACGGTTCCATTCATTAATCCTGTACTAGCCATAATAATTATATTTTATATTAAACATAATACAAAACTAAATAAAGAATTATAAAGATAATTTTATTACTCCGCTACAGTTAGAGTTATAGATGTAGGATTGATTTTATTTTCTATTGATTTATCAATATTTATTTTCATAGTTGCTATAGTTTCTTCACCCATAGTAGTTTCACACCATTCAGTAACAATTTCATTTGTTAAATCTGCAAATGGTATAAAATCTGTAATATCCTCTGTACTAATAGTTTGTGTTCCTATTATAGAAGAAACATAAGGATTGTCTTTAGAGTCAACTACGGAACTTGTAGCGGTATATCTCCAATGAATGTTATAAACCACATCGCTATCGCTTTCAAATGTTGGATAACAATCTACGGTTCTACAGTTCCAAGAATAAGTGTTTGTGTTTTTAGCCATAATTTTAATTTATACAAATATACTATTTATTTTTTTTCAATTCGTCTATCTCTGCTTTCAGTTCTTGTATTGCACCAACTAATAATGGAACTAATTTTGATTGGTCTATTCCCTGATATTCTAAATTACCTTCTTCATCTACTGCGTCTTTTTCTCCAGTGATAGCTTCAGGTACTATTTCTTGAACTTCGTGTGCTAAAAATCCATCTACTGTTTTATCTGAATCTGCAATAAAATTAAATCTACTAGGTTTTAATTGACTTACTCTATCTAAAGCATCTGTCATAGAAACTACATTTTCTTTTAATCTATAATCCGAAGATGTGTTATAATTAGTTGCTGAAGTAGAAGATGCTACAGTCCCAACTTCAGATCCATTTTTAGCAAAAACAATCATATTTTGTACACCGATAGAAGAGGTGTCTGAAATTAAAATTCCATTATTGGTAGCACCATCAAATTCACTTGCTATTTTTGCAGAAGAATATGCAGGAGTAGTTGTCCCTACATAAAAATTTCCACCACTTGTAATACGCATTCTTTCTGAACCATTATTATAAAATTCCATTGCACCAGTTCCTCTATCTACTTCAATAAAATTATTAACATCTAAATCATCGTGTTGAAAATATAATCGTGGATTTGAGGATTGTGCACCTGTATTTATTTTAACTAATCCCCTTAAAATACTTGTGCCATCACTTTCTATACGCATTCTTTCAGCACCATTTGTATACACAACATAATCATCACCCGCTGCACCTACTGCTGGTAGTGCTGCTGTGCCTAAACTTTTAAATTCTATTAACGAAGTATATTGACCCGTAGCTTCAAACCTTGCTGATTGACCTGTAGATGTTGTTACGTGCAATAAATTATCGGGACTTGTTTCATTAATTCCAACGTTTCCGTTTCCTTTAACCACCATAAAGTTTGTGCTATCATCAGAATTACTAACTTTTAAAGAATACTCACTAGCAATAGTACCAGCTTTAATTAACAAACCATTAGCATCAGATGCTGCATTTGTATTTTGAATAATACTTGCCCAACCAGCAGTAGCAGTTGTTACATCTAATTTAGCAGAAGGCAAAGTCTTTCCGATTCCTACGTTGCCTCCATTAAAATAACTAGCAGCATTTGCTTGAATATCAACTGTTACCGTTGTATCTGACTTCATTAAAAAACGACCATCATTAGAAGCATTTGTTGTAAACTCAAAAGTTTGTTTACCATCTGTATTTGGAGCAATAACAACCACACCATTT